TCGTAGAGGACAGGGTAAATAATCTTTCAGGGCATCTCGTTATGAGGTGCCTTTTTATTGCTTGTGTGACCTTATAGATACTTATGAGAGGCGCTCTCGTCTCTCGCAGGAAGTTTGAATTAAACCATAAGAACATAAAAAAGATAACTAGTATAAACATGCGATATTAACATGTCTTGTCTAATTACTAACCTACCATCAGAAGAAGTTTGGGTACGTAAAGAGTATCTTACAGATCATCAAAGTGGATGGGGTGAATTTGTAAAAGGAGTTTGGGTATCAGCAAAATCAATTCCTGGACGTGCTTTTTATTTTGAGACTTATTTACCAGAATATGCAGCAATGTTTGATAAACTTCCTATCAGTGCATTTCTTTCTAAACCAGAAACTCCTAACCCTGATATGAGTTTACCTAATTTACAATTCTGGAATTGCATGGATTATGGTGTAGTTTCTATTCATAAACAGTTTATTGGTTCTATGGACTATGAATGTTATACAAGAGACTATGGGCCGCAGAAGGGTACTTATATTTGCACTCTAGATAACTACCATCAAGACTCTGATATGATTGATTATGCAACAAGTGAAAATCCAGCAGAACATAAGTCATTTAATCTCATAGAACTGAACAATGGTCAATATGCACTTTATCCAAATAATCGTGTTCGCATATATGACAATAGTTTAACACCAGAAAACCCTAAAACACCAGATTTTAAGGTATCTACAAGGTACTATCAAGTTGAAAATAGTTATGAACGTCTTGCAATGGGTAATGAAGACGAATATTTTTGGAAAACTGCACAAGAGCGGGATAGCAACCCCGTAAAAAGTTCTGATTTAACCAATCAGGAGCAAAAAAATGGGACAACCCTCGGATAGAGACAAGGATTACATGAAAGAAGTGTGGGGAACTACAAAATTAATCACAGATTACACGGTAAACCCACCAAAAATGCTTCGTGAGATTGCAAATGACGATTTAACACCAAAAAAACATGATTTTGTGACTCAAAACGAACTTCATGAGAAAATTCGCAACGATGATGACTATGATGATTGGGAATATGGAGCAGAACCATTATATGAGTCAAAAAACTATAATAAATAAGATAGATTTAGAGCATTAAATGCCTTTAGAAAGGATAAGTCAAGGTTTTAAAGACATTAGCATGTCTTTTCAGGTTAATCCCCTGAATCTAGACTTAATTGCTCTAAAAAATGAAACTGCGATTGCTCGTTCAGTTCGTAATATTGTATTTACTCTTCCAGGAGAGAAATTCTTTGATTCAAATTTTGGATCTAGAATTTCAAACTCTCTTTTTGAAAATGTAGATGAAATTTCTGCATCAATCATTCGAGATGAAATACGAAATTCAATCACAAACTATGAACCACGAGTTGAATTGATCGATGTTCAGACAACTCCTGATTATGATAATGCATCATTTGATGTTTTAATTCAATATCGAATTATTGGTGCAGATGTGTTGCCTCAGCAACTTGAATTTGTTTTGCAACCTACTCGGTAATTAAGTAAATGCCATTAGTCAATTTTACAAATCTGGATTTTGACCAGATTAAGACAACTCTTAAAAACTACTTAAAAGCCAATTCCAACTTTACGGATTATGACTTTGAGGGATCTAATCTCTCGACAATTCTTGATGTGTTGGCATACAACACCTATATTACTTCATATAATGCAAATATGGTTGCAAATGAAGTTTTTATTGATAGTGCAACACTCAGAGAAAATGTTGTTTCACTTGCAAGAAATATTGGATATGTTCCAAAGTCAAGAAAGGCAGCAACATCGACAGTTAGTTTTTTTATAGATACTTCGAACATCACTCCACCTCCAGTATCACTTACATTACACAAGGGACCAATTGCAAGCACTTCAGGATCCTTTGGTAATCAATCATTTGTATTTTCAATACTTGAAGATATTACAGTTCCAGTCTTCAACAATATTGCATCATTTGATGAAATTAAAATTTATGAGGGAGTTCTTTTAACCAGCAATTTTACATATAATCCTAGAAATCCAAACCAAAGATATATTCTTCCAAACTCTGGAATTGATACTGATTTGATTTCTGCAATTGTAAGGCCAAATGAAACCTCTACAATATCAGTTAAGTATAATCTTCAAAATAGTTTGTTTGGTGTAAATTCAGAATCAGAAGTTTATTATATTCAAGAAATTGAAGATGAAAGATATGAATTAATTTTTGGTGATGGTGTTTTTGGAAAAGCACTTGAAGACGGGAATTATATTCAGGTTTCTTATATTGTATCAAATGGTGACAGTGGAAATGGAATCAGTCAATTTACATTTTCAGGAAGACTTTCATATACTCGAAACTCAATTACATATAACATTACTTCAGGTATTTCTTTACTTTCAACAGGTTTAATATCCTCGGGTGGAGAATCTATTGAACCAGTAGAATCGATCCGTAAATTTGCACCGAGAATTTATGCATCTCAAAATCGGGCACTTACATCTAATGATTATGAAACTTTAATTCCTGCAAAAATTTATCCAGAAACAGAATCTATTTCCGTTTTTGGTGGAGAAGAATTGATTCCTCCACAGTATGGAAAAGTTTTTATTAGTATTAAACCAAGAACAGGAGATTTTTTACCAAATTTAATTAAGGAAAATATTAAATTAAAATTAAAACAATATGCAGTTGCGGGAATTGTTCCTGAAATTTTAGATCTAAAATATCTTTATTTGGAAGTAATTTCAAATGTATATTATAATTCAAATTTAGCACCAAGTGCATCTAACATATCAAATATAGTTCAATCAAATGCTCTTAAATATGCAGAATCTACAGAACTTAACAAATATGGTGCTCGATTTAAATATAGTAAATTTTTAAAAATTATTGATGATAGTCACGATGCAGTAACATCGAATATTACAAGAATTCAAATGAGAAGAGACTTACGTGTAGTTTTAAATTCTTTTGCAGAATATTCAATCGGATTTGGAAATCAATTTCACATTAATAGTATGAATGGATATAATATTAAATCTACGGCATTTAGAGTATCTGGAATTTCTGAACCAGTTTATATTTCTGACGTTCCAGATACAAATCGAAGTACTGGTTCTATTTTTATGTTTACTGTTCCAAATATTTCTTCTGTAAATCCAACGATTATAAAAAGAGGCATTGGAAGAATTAATTACATAAAAGGTATTATAACGTTAAATCCTATTAATATCACATCTGCAAAAATTAAAGACGGACAATCTATAATTGAAATTTCTACAGTTCCACAATCAAATGATGTAATTGGATTACAAGACTTATATTTACAACTAGATATTAATAATAGCACATTCGAAATGGTTATTGATAGCATTTCTTCTGGACTCGACCCATCGGCATCAAATTATATTCAATCTTCAAGTTATTTAAATGGAATTTTAGTTCGACCAACAGGTGATATTGGTGGAGTTTCTTCAAATCAAAATAATAATTTGTTTACTACATCCAATATACAATCTTCCGGTTCATCAAGTTCATCAAGTTATATTCCACCAAGTTCATCAAGTTCTAGTTCATCAAGTTCTAGTTCATCAAGTTCTAGTTCATCCAGTTCTAGTTCATCTTATTAATAAAATAATCAAATGAAAGAAAAAAGAATTCAATTTAGTAATATTGTTAAAAATCAACTTCCAAATTATGTGGTAGAGGAATTTCCACTAATTTCTGAATTTTTATCACAATACTATATTTCTCAAGAATTTAAAGGAGCTTCTGCTGATTTAATTCAAAATATTGATAGGTATATAAAAATTGATGAATTAACGAATCAAACAGATTCTACAGTTCTTGGACAAGATATTTCATTTTTTGATACGACTATCGTTATAGATCAAACTGGTGTTGGAATAGAAGATTTTCCAGATTCTTATGGTGTTTTGCAAATTGATAATGAAATTATTACATATACAGGAAAAACCTCAAGTTCTTTTACCGGATGTGTTCGAGGATTTGTTGGAATTACTTCTTTTACAAAACAAAATTATCCGGACCAATTAGTTTTCTCAGAAAGTGAATCTGCAGAACATACATCTGGATCAGTAATTAAAAATTTAAGTTCTTTATTTTTAAAAGAATTTTTACTTAAAACAAAATATCAGTTATTACCAGGACTTGAAAATAGAACTCTAAGTTCAAATATAAACCAATCTCTTTTTATTAAGCAGGCAAAGGATTTTTATCTAAGTAAGGGAACTGATGAATCATTTAAAATTCTATTTAATGCCTTATATGGTGAAAGTGCTGTCATTATTCGACCAAGAGATTATTTGTTTCGACCATCAGATGCAAATTATCGAGTCACTGACGATTTAGTTGTAGAAAGAATTGAAGGTGATCCATTAAATTTACTAAATGCAACATTGTTTCAAGATGAATATAACAATATTTCAAGAGCATATGCACCAATTGCAGATGTTGAAGTTGTAATTTCTGAACTCGGAACTACTTATTATAAATTAAGTTTAGATTCTGGATATAATCGTGATATTACAGTAAGTGGTGCAATTTACGGAAACTTTGCAATTCATTCAAAGACTAGAGTAATCGGTAGATATTCCCCATCTTTGATAGTAACTGTAGTATCTAATCCAGGAACACCACCACCCAATAATGTTTATGCAATCAATGGAATAGTACAGAAAGAAATAACCTTAGCAAAAGGAAAAACATATAGGTTTGATGTATCAGATTCTTCTAATTCTGGACATCCACTTATATTTCAAACACTATCTGGAGAAAATCTTTCTTCAGAATATTATTCAACATCATCTAGTGGATCTTTTGTTAACTTAATAATTTCATCAACTGCTCCGAATGAAACAATAAAATACAATTGTTCAAATCACAATGGAATGGGTGCAAATATTATCATAACCACTGATTCCACCGATGGACTTCAAGTTATTGATGTCGATTCAACATTGGGATTTCCAAATAGTGGTGATTTATATGTTACATATAATGACCAGACAAGTGGTACTATATCATACTCTTCAAAAAATATAAATCAATTTTTTGATTGCTCTGGAATATCTGGAATCATTGAAGATAAATCTCAAATTGGAATCAATACTTATGCATATGCAAATGTATCTAACGAATTAATTAAAGTAAGAATTAATTCTGTTATTAAATCTTGTTCAATTAGCAGTGATACTCGTTACTATCATGTCGGAGATACTGCACAAATAAGAACACTTGGTGTAGATATTGATAATTATTTGTTTAATAATTGGTTTTTAAATATTGCATCATCATATGAAATTACTTCAATATCTCTACAAAATACTTTTGATTATACCTACAATATTACAGTTAAAACTCCACATATTTTTAAAATTGGAGATTCTGTCAAAATTATAAATTCGAGTGGATCTGAAAAATTTTCAACTATTATTAATGTAGATTCATCAACATCATTTTCAGTATCTGGGCAAGGAGTTCTTTCAAACGACCAATACATTATAAGAAGAAATATATTAAAAGTAAATTCAAATACTTTTCAAAATTTATCAAATATAAATTCAAATGTTCAAAATTTATATAAACTAAATGAAAAATTGCTGATTGCTTCTTCATCTGTGCCCACATATTATAATCAATCTTTAGATCTATACAACAAATCTGTAACATTTTCCGGAACATTTCCATCTTCTGGAGTTGGATCGACTAATATATTCAACATCACTTCAACAAAAGATCACGGATTTTATACAGGAGATATTGTTTATTATACCCCAGAAAAAAATAACGATATTCCCATAAGTTCACTTTTTAATGAGGGAATTTATTATGTTAAAAGAATCGATCAAAATAGCATACAATTTGCAAAAAGTAAGGACAGCATTTATTATTCAAATTTTGAATATGTGAATGATGTAACATCTGTAAGTAATAATAAAATTGAACTTTATGATTTTAAATCAAAAACTCTTCTTTCACAAAAACTATTAAGAGAAGTATCTACTCCAATAAGTGATGGTCAAACATATCCAACAAACTCAGGATTTACAGGAATTTTAATTAATGGTATTGAAATATTAAATTATAAATCATCAGATTTGGTTTATTATGGGGAAGTTAAAAATATTAATATAATTGCACCTGGATCTGGATATGATGTCATTACTCCACCAACTCTGATTATATCTGATATTGTTGGATATGGGGCTACTGGATACTGTGCAGTAAAAGGATTTCTATCTGAAATTAAAATTATTGATCCTGGATTTGATTATCAAAGTGTTCCTATTGTAAACGTAATTGGAGGAAATGGTGTTGGTGCAAATGCCAGTGTGAATATGAAACTCATTGACCATGAGTCATCATTCAATTCGGAAAGTCCTTCTGCTCTTGTTGGTATAGGGAGCACTGTTTCAACAATTGGATTTGGAACTTATCATAAGTTTAGAAATTCTGAAAGAATCATTTATAAAACAAATGGACAAACTGCGGTCGGGGGTCTCTCAACAGATTCTTCATACTATGTGTCTACAATTTCTCCGTATGTTGTTAAATTACATAAAACTTTAGATGATGCAGTTTCTGGAATTAACACTGTTGTTTTATCTTCTTATGGAGTTGGAAATCATACTCTTCAATCATACAATAAAAAATCCGTAGTTGGATCTATTAATATTATTAATTCTGGAAGTGGATATGAAAATAAAAAAAGAACATCACAATCTTCAGGAATCAGCATAGCATTAAGTATTGTTGAAATTGAAAATCACGATTACAAATCAGGAGAAGTTGTAGTTTATAATGTTGATGGAACTCCTATTAGTGGCCTTACAACAAACACTTCATATTATATTACAACAGTTGATAATGATAAATTTAGATTGTCTCAAGTAGGTGTAGGGGTCACAAACCAAGATTTCTTTTATAATACAAAACAATTCGTTAATTTTAATTCTGTCGGATCTGGAACACA